CTTCTAGGTTGTCACCTATATCTTCTAGGAATTGCTTCCAACCCTTAGTAGAAAAAAGTTCTAATAGGTTCTCGTAATACTCTTGTAATTCTCTGTCCATGTCCATTTCCCCTCTCTAGGTAGACATTTCGGATTATACCATAAAGTAGTATTGACTTGCAATGGTATGTATGCTACAATCGTTGTTTTTATGTAACAGGGGAAAATATGTTCAAAAGTAAGTTGTTACCTGAAGAGAAGGAGATGGTGTTGCAGTGGGCATCTGAGGGTGTTGGGTATACAGAGATTGCTTCTAGGCTGGACAACAAAGTGAGTAAGCAGCGTATCAAACAAATTTGTAAAAGCAATGGGGTGGATGCTTTTCAGATAGGAAGAGAGAAACGCATAGAGGACAAAGAAAACAGAATGCTTGCTAAATGGGGGACAGATTGGAACAACCCCTCAGTACGTAAAAGCTACATATATCAGTCCATGCGTGCCAAGTTCCGTAACAAGAAGGCTAATGCTTTTAGGTCAGGAAAGGAATGGACTATTGAGTTTGGCGACCTGTCCTTCCCTACGCACTGCCCTGTACTGAACATCCCACTGAACTACTTCTCAGAACAACGCTGCGAAAACTCCCCGTCATTCGACCGTATCAACCCCTCTCTTGGTTATGTTAAAGGGAACGTGGCAGTGATAAGCTGGAGAGCCAATCGCATTAAGAACGATGGCTCCGCAGAAGAACACCGCCTTATTGCTGAGTGGCTCGACTCATCTGTGCCATAGCAATGCGTTCGTTACTTTTAATGTCTTCTTCCTTCAACATCAACTCTGCCACCTTGGCGCGACGGGCGAACTCAGCGTCATCTTCACCGCCAACCTCAAGGTTGTTGGACAGGGCAGCAGCCAACTTAGCCTGAACCACCTGTGGCTCCAGTTGTGCCTCAACAGACAACTTGTTAGCCTTGGCTTGGTTCTCCTGCGTCTGACTCTGTAGCAGTTGCACCTGAGCCTGTGCAGCAGCCAGTTGAAGTTGCAGTTGTTGCTGCTGTGCTTGCTGTGCTTCAGGGTTGGGCTGAGAAAGTTGTTGCAATTGAGCAATCATCTCTTCCCTGTTCGACAGCCCCATGTTGTCAATAACAGACATAACTAGCATTGGGTACATCGGGCTATCCTGTCCAAGGGTTTGGAGAAGTTGTACAAGTTGTGTTACTTCGTACTCACGTGCGATAACACCCAACGAGCTGCTCGGTACAAACTTGAAGTCTTGCACTGGGTAGTTGTCCGGGTCATACTGCATGTAACGCCAAGCAGTCTTCTGAACCATAGGGATTAAGAAGTTCTCTTGGAAGTTGATGAGGGTGCGCTTGTGACGCTTGATGATTGCACCCAGCGACATAGACACAGCACCTGCCGCAGCCTCACCATTGATGGAGCCGGGGATACCAGCGGCGTCAATCGCCCCAGTAGCCATCTGCACCATCTTCATCAGTTCACCAGCTTGGCTAAACGTAACTTGGTCGAGAGCGCCAAACTTAAACGGCTGCAAAATCTCTGCTGGGTTGCCGTTGGTCAGGATGGTTTTACCGGGTCTCACCTCCAACTTGGCACCACGAGGCATCCGGGAAGCATCCATAGCCAGCATGGGGTGGACAGTTAGGGCTAGGGCGTCAATGCGAGCGCGCATCTCTGCATCCAAAGCCTTCTGACTGTTGTAGCCCTTCTCACAAATGCCACGTCCCCAAAAGCGACCGGGCACAATGTCCCACGGAAAAGCCACCACAGGACGGTCTTGCATCATGAAGGGATTCTCCTCCACCTTCAGCAGTACACCGCCGTTGGCAATAACAATCATTGCCTCAATGTAGCCCTCTTCGTCTTCGTCGTCCTCTTCCTTTTCAGTCAGGTCGTCATCATCTTCAGGCTCGTTCATGGCAGCGTTGAACAAATACTTGGGAACCAACCCATAATACTTGGTCAGCCTCACCTTGTCATCGTCAAACGTGCTCAACTCTTTGTCAGCTTCTAGGTCGGTGTCTTGATAGGTTTCACCAACGTCCTCATCACGGTAGATGCCAGCTTGAATAGCCATATCCACTTGATGCTTCGGCACGAACTCGTCAATGGCTACACCCAGTGCGTCCTCAATGGAGGAAGCCACGGGGTCAATCAGGAAGTTCTGTGGCAGGATGGGTTTTAGTTTGACAACAACACGAGGGGCGATGTTCACGCCGACAGCCTGCATGGCACCATCCATGATGGGCTGCGTTGCTGGCTTCATCTCCTGAATCTCGTCAATCACCAGTTCACCCATACCCGTGCCAAACACCGCACTGTTCAAAATGCACTCAGCGACAGCCTTGCGTGTTTTGGTGAATTTGAAGTCCTCGCTTAATTGCTCACGCAGGTAGGCGACATCACTGTTGTCTTGGTCTTTGCGGTCATCATTGATGTCAAACCACTTACCCCTACCGAAGGTGGCTTCCTCAACTTCCGACACAGCAGACTCAACGGCTTGCTGCAAGGCTGGACTAATCAAACGTGACCGTTCGCTTTCACGGGTCTTGTCCTCAGCAGCCCAAATGCCACGCCACAAGCGATAGTACTCATCAAACTTCTCTTGATAATTGCTCTGATAGTGGTCACGCCATCGTTCCACCTTGTCCATCACCCAGTTCTCTAGCTTCTGAGAGGTGAATACGTCTTTGTTGTCATCCATGTGTTAGTCCTTATTTAGTAGCCTGCTACGGCGTCAAGCATTTCGTAATCGTCTTCTTCAAAGTCGGTGACATAGCTAACCTTAGCAAGCTGCTCTATGTATGAAAGAGAATCAACAAGGTCATCATGCACCAAATGGTTAGGAAATTGGAAAAGTTGGTCAAGAAACTCATGGTTCCACTCCCCTTTGTTCAAAATAACATACCCATTCTCAAACCGCCCTTGTAAACTCCACACAATGCGGTCAGTTTTCTTCTTATTCCCGTGTGTCAACTCGTCAACACGAAAAAATGTCTGATTTCGGCGCATAATGTCGCTGATGTAGGGCATGACAGCCTGTTTAGCAATGCCCTTCTCAATTCCTACTGCGACTGGCTCATATTTCTTCACAGCATCAAAGATTTTCTGTGCTGTTTTCTTCACATCCCAGCGTCCATAGATGATTTCTTTCACATACCAACCATCTTCATTCACTTTAACGATGGAAATGGCGGTATTGTCCAACCTCTTGTTCTTAACCTTCTTAGCGCCCTCATCTTCAAAGCCAGCTAAGTCAATGGCAATGTAATAATCACCCCTGTCAGGCTCGTCTTCGTCAAACTTTACCCATTCCTCTTTAAATAGTTCACCACCCATTGCTTCAAAGCTAGCCATAAACTCCTGACGGAAGGCAAACGACGACATGCTTTTCTTAGCTGCTTCAATTTCTGCTGCATCCAAGAGTGGGTTATTGAAAGAAGTAAAATGGAAAGATGCAAAAGTGCTGTCATCTCCCTTTTCACCATACAGATAAAGGTCATAGAAGTGATTCCTTCCCATTGGAGTGCCGATGAAGAGAGCTTCTCCCTTTTGGTCGGCTAGTGCAGGACGTAAGATTTGCTCCCACACTTCAGGCTTCATGTCGGCATACTCGTCCATTACAAGAAACTTCAGCGATACACCACGCATTGTCTCAGGTCGGTCTGCACCTTTTAAAGAAATTGTGGCTCCATTCACAAGTTTTATCTGTAAGTTATTAACGTGACTCCCCTGTATAACAGGATGCCCAACTTCCAACAGGGTTTGCCACATAATGTCACGGGCTTGTCCTTGCGTAGGAGCCACATAAAACACATGACCTTTATCAGCTTGCAATGCGTTCACTATGAGCAGGTAAGCAGCCAACCTACTCTTTCCAGTACGGCGTCCAGCAGCCACAACCTTAAACCGTGCTGAGTGGTTCCAAACCTCTTTCTGCCACGGGAGCAGGGATATATTAAGTGTCTTATCACTCATCAGCGTTTTGGTCTGAACTTGTTTAGTGGTGTCCCCTTCTTATAACCATTCTTGGCGTAAGAGAGGGCTTCTTTTTTAGTTGCCATAGGGATGTAGTTGCCTGTCCTTATGTTGTACTTCTGTGCATACATGGGGTCTTCAAACCGATGGAGTTCACCTGTAGGCATTTGTACAATAGTTGGGAAGACAATCCACTGTCCTAAATCATCATCGTATTCAGCAGCCATTTCATGCGTTGAGTAGGTGCCGTCCTCATTCCATATCACTGGATACTTCTGAGGATTGTTTATCCTATCTATAAACTCAGGTACTGCTGCCATGTTTACCACTTAACCTTGTCAGCCCAGTAGGCAGCACTCATCTTACCCTTAGCAATGTTCGCTGCGTGTCGTGCCTTGAAGCTGGCTTGACGTGCCGTGGGCTTCTTATCCCCTGTTACCCCTTGCTGTCCAAAACGGATAGTCTTAACCTTGTCACCCTCTTTGGCAACAACAACATGACTTTTCGTTGGGTGGGACGGAGTGCGCTTGGGCTTGTTGTACCCTGACACACCAGCTCGTTTCAGTCGGGAATCACTCATATCATCTTGTCCTTCTTAGCTGGGACGCAAGCTGCGTTGAATGGCACACTACCATCGGTGTTGATTTTGTAGGCTTCTTGCACACACTGTTCCATTGTTTCAACACTCTTCTCACCTTGTACTTGCAGCACACCGGGAGAGAGGAACGTAAAGAGGATGACAAAGAATTTCATATTTGGAAGTGTGGTGCGTCAATGAAGGGAGTGCGTCCTTGGCTGCGGCGCTTGTCAACGTAGGCGTTGTAGGCGTCCTTCATTGAACCATCGAATTTCCTTATGTCCTCAATATGCCACGCTGCTCCCCACTGCAACGGAACATCAACCATCACAGCGGCTTCCTTCATGGCGTCAGCAACGTCAAAGTAGAAGGGGAGTTCCCAAACAACACTCCCGTTGTCGTAGGCAACAAGGTCAACTGCACGACCAATAATGTGCATACTCTTCATGGTTTTACTTGCGCCCTTGTTTACCAACTCCTCTTGGCGGGCAATGGTGCGTAGTCCCTCGGTGACACCAAAGTCAGTAGAGGTCATACCAATGGCAAACTTCACCACCTTGATTAGGTCTTCGTCCACACCTTCCAGTCGGGAGAGGCTGCGATTAGAGAGGGAGTATTTCATTTTGCGCTAGCCCCTTTGCGTAAGTCGATAATTTTCTCTAATGTTCTGCCGCCAAAATAGAAGCTCATAATCAACATGCCCCACTGACCCAGTAACTCAACGTATGCTGCATTGGTGTCTAAGTCAAAAGCAGACATCAACGCAAAAACAAAATAACCCGTAAGGATGGCAATAAGCGTCATAGGGCGTATATTCTTACT